ACACTTAAAGTCCTAAGACTCTATTCATCTATCGCCTAGGCGACCCAGCTTTCGCCAGTTCCGGTCTTACCGGCTGATCCGTCGGATGGAGCGGCTGCCCCATCCCTAAGCTCACCGAAGCTGTTGGGCCTATGCCCACACACACTAGATGTGGTGGTCAAACAGTTTAGACCCCATATAACATAGTGTTCTAAACAAATCCTCTGCCTGCTCCTTACCCAACTCATCCAAGAACAGACCCGTTTTGCAGAAGTTAGTCACTAACCTACCAAAAGGTTCGCCAACCAATCTTCTATAGTACACATCACCCTTAAAATCCAGCACATCCATATTACCTGTAATGCCCATCGCTTCCAGTATTGCCTTCTTTCCGACCTCTCTTCCCTCTACACTTAAGTATGGCAGTACTGACTCATACCTTTCCAGCTTTGACATCTGCTTTGCCACTGTCTTCTTAGAACCCTCAAATTCCATCAAAACCCTAAAGGCCATTTCATCCCATTTCGGCACCACTACCGGCTTCTTCTCGACAACATTGCCCTTATATTCCAGCAGCACCTCAAATGCACCATCCTTGTACACGTCGAAAGCACCCTCTGCCATCTTTTCTGCCACCATTTCCCACTTCTCTATTGAAATGTTATTTGACCGCAGCTCTCTATCTAAGACAGCCACATAATCCATTGCTGCCAGCTTACCAGGCACACTAACCTCCATCGTGTTTTCGGGGTCAGGTATTGGTGGTTCTACTATCCACACCATGCCATCCTTGTCTGGTATTCCCATTCCACCACATTCTTCTGCACCGTGTATCACTTCTTGTGGTGTCTTCATCCAATCCAGATCCTTCCTTATCTTTGCCCAATGTGTTATAGCCACCTCTGTCAATGTTATCATGAAAGCAGCATCGACACCACGCCTTATTAGCTTCCAAGCCATATCCACCAAACTCACTACTCTTTCTTTCACACTCACGTTTCCCGTACCTTCCCAATTTCCAGCCACGAACGTTGCTAATCCACGAACAGGACTTGCATACGCCCCCGTCCTTGTTATGGTTACACGGAAGAATTCGGAATTCCTTCCGATCATCTGTTTCGACTTTGTTGCCTCAAAGCCCATTCTGTCAAGTACAGCGAGCATCCTGTAAGCATCCTCTGGTTGTGCAAATTCTTGATCAACATCATCACCTCCTTGGTCTGCAAACAAGGCACAATCATACTTGTAGAGCCTAACAAAACATAGTTTTGCTACGCCCATGTAGCACCCATTCAACACAGTATTATCCCAGGTAGTGCCGCGCCAACCGGAGTACAATCCTTTGTCCAGTTTCACTAGCGTCCCGTCCCTTTTCTTCAATACCATGTTGAACATAGCATCAGCGATCAGATCACAAAACTCCTTGTAATCATTTCCACTCTGTACCACTTTTCCCAAAAACGATATCACTGTCGCCAGCTCCTCACTTGAGTGTTGCACATTGAAATTGGCCCAGTCATACAGCAACTTCGATAACCCGGCGTGCATCTTCACATCTATGTACCTCATCTCATCGTCTGGCGGTGCATTCAGTCTCAGTGATCCAAGTTGTTCTTGTGCCTCAGCGCACCGTAGAACGTATGCAAACACAATATAGTGCAACAAACCACCAGGTAGCAACACTCTATCTTTGTGTCCGTTTTCATTCAGCTTCTCAACTGCTTTAGTGACATTGAACAACTCAAACTTATCCGTCATCAAATTAATTGCATCATAGCACTCAAACAGGCTACGCTTGTTATGGCGTTTTGTCACCTCCTGGACAACGTTGTTTACATCATCAACTATCTTCACAGTGTACTCTAAGTATTCCCTCGGGATAGTGTTACTTACGAGGCTCCCCTTAGTCATCCACTCTTCTCTCCTTGCGTAGAACTGGCTAAATGACTCAATACCTGGGTCTTTTGGCTTCTCAATCATGCCTATGTGTAAGTTTTCCAAAGCAAACATGAAATCCTTTCTGTACTGTTCAACTGACCACCTCCTTACCACAGGATCGTACGACATGTGTGTCATCCCACCTGACGAACCTGTCCCATCCTTAATCTCTGCATCCTCATCGGCAATAAATATCCTCCTGCCAAGCAAGCAATCCAGGTACATCATTGACTGACGGTGCTCTTCAGATTCTATTTTTGTATTCATCACATAGTCATTGATTCGCACCAATGAGTGAAACTCCTTCATTACGACTTTCCACCATGTGAAATTCACCTTCATCATTGGTCGCAACAAATCTGCTTCTGGAAGGAACCTTCCTATCCCCGCCCAGTAGCACACGAGCATCGTCACAAACTGATGATTCTCACCCACATGGTGCCTCAGTATGTCCAGGATCTCTTCATCGTTAATCAGATTCGTATTCTCCATAATGCGCTTCAACCCAACATTCATCCTATTCTTCTCTCTGTCGTTAGCATACGGGAAAAGTTCCATCCAATCTTTTGTGAGATCCAGGTCCCTGGCATCATTACTTGCATATCTGACCTTGGCCATCCATTCCGCCCAATCTCCGATAGATTGCCCATAACCAAAACTGGCAGGCATGTTCTGTGACCGGAAGAAGTAGTCAGCACATTCTTTGGGTATTTCATCATCATCAACGAGACTCAACAGAACATTTACATCCATCTTCGATACATCACCGGTCATCACCCACTCTGGACATGACAAACCGTAATGTGGGTTCGATTCAGTCGTATACTTATTTGGACATGCTACTGGCAGTCCATATGCATTGCAGGCGCGGATGACTAGCTTCTCAACAATGTCGTTGCTCTTTGCCCTGCACACTTGAACTTTTCGCGTGTGTTTCTCAACTGTCATCCGGTTCAATTCAGAAAATTGCTTCCCCAATTTTGTCCTGTCTTTGATGTTCTCACGCCACGCATCCTCTCTCAACAGCACAGCAATCATCGGTGTTGCACCTATCTCGAAAGCCATCTCCTCTGAGTGGCACAGTATCACCACTGGCCTCGAGTAGTCTAACATCTCAAGTGTACCTCTCACCTTAGAATTCCAGCTCTCATTGTGGTCTGCCCACCTCCTCTCACCTTCAAGTATCTTCTTCCGTTCATGGTAAAGTAGGACATGTTCATTGTATGTCACACACTTATCCACATCGATGAAGCCATACTTTTTGGCTAGATACGTTTTCCCGGTCCCAGCAGGTAGTATGATAGCAAAGAGATTGTCTATCCTACGCTTACTGAATCTGGACATTGAATTCTCAAGCCGCATTGTGTAATCATGATCCGTTTTGCTTGAAGAAAAATCACCACGAATAACCTCCATACTAGACTCAATGTGCCTAGCCAACCTCCTTTCACCCTGACTCTCTCTCTCCTGCTGTTGTCTTTTCTGCATTGTGTTCGATTGTTGTTAGATGTTGTTGCTAGTTTAAAGTCTTTGTTACCACAGTTTGTTCCGCCGCTACGACCAGCGTTTCGTGGCCCTGAGGCACTACTCTTCAGGCGACTCGACAAACTAAATTAAATAATATATTTTTTCAAAATCCAACTTAATTTGTTCTTCTTTTGTCACCTCTGTGCTCATGGAATTTTTCTTTTTATC